CCGACTGTAAGCCTTTACCAAGGCGTTTAGTCGAGTCTTAGAGAGAGGGGCAAAGACCAAGACCTCACCAGTCTCGGAATCTAAAAGAGTCACGAAAGGATTACTTACTCGCATTGACAGACACCCCCTCGAGGTCTGCAAGACCCTCGGTTACTCGAGGGTGTAACTCGCTACGCATTGAAGCAAAGGCAGCAGGTGGCCACCCTGCCCCAAAGACTCGACCCAAGAGAGCAGCGAGTGAATTAGCAGGGTCTAACTCTTTCGCCTTGTTTAGATGTGAATCGGTGTCTTCCCGATTCTCGGACTCGTAAGCATAAGCAGACCAAAGGGCATGAACATGAGCCGATTCCCCACCGATAGCGGTGAGCAAAGTGAGAAAGGCGTTTATGTCTTGGTAATCGTTTAGTGATTGACCAAGAGCCCCGAGTGCATAATCTCGAATCTGTATCGAGTTAGCGATACCGAGAAAGGCGGTCTTGATGTCTGCCTCTTCAAGAATTGCAGAATCGGCAAAGCGAGAGAGGCAAAGGTCTAGCGAATTCTTAGCCTCGAGGTGAGTGGGGAATTTAGTTTCTAGTGTCATGAGTTGATTCTCTTTCTGTAGGTAAAGAGTGGGAGAGATTCCCACCCCCAAAGTGTGACAGAGAGAAGCTCGAGATTCAATGACCAGAGCCCTCGAGTCTTATGGATCACGAGATACCCCTCGACTCTTGAAAGTGGCGTAATTCAATGGGTTTAGAGATTCCCAAAGTGTCCGAGATTCCCAAAGACCCAAGACCCAAGACCTCGACCAAGACCCCAAGACCCCAAGACCAAGACCCCCAAGGTCTGCCCGATTCCCTGCCCCTGCCCCTGCCATGCCTAGACCCCTCGACCCCCTGCCCTAGGTCTTAGGCGATTACTTAAACGGCGAACACTTAAAGAGGCCTAGTTGCCGAGGGTCTGCCCTGCCTCGAGTCTGTCCGACACGCCGTTAAAAGCACTTAACATAATGTTAGTTATCGGCTTAGGGGGGTTAGACACGCAGGGGGGATAAATTGACCCGAGTGCTTAATAGGGCTGGGGCCCCTGTATATATGTACCCAGAAAAATATTTTTGATAGGATCTTGAGTTGTAAAATAGGCTCTGAGCAGGACTTTTACACACAATAGATAGAATGTGATACAAATCACAGGGCATAGTGTGGGATAAAACCTATTTATCCCGGCTTATATATAGTAGGAGGATAATTACTTGCTAAAGTAATTAGACGACTACCCGGCTCTAGGGAGCCGGAGCGAGCCCTAGCGAGCAAAGGCGACCTAGAAGCCCCTAGTAAATGCCCAGTAGTCTGTTCTTTTTCAGAACCGCTAAACCCAATGAAAAATCTTTGGCGACCACGCCAGCGAAGCTGGCGAGGAGAGATATGAGTAAACAAGAAGAGACAGCCAAGATCAAGGCAAAAGTAATCCGTCTGATTACTGAAGGCTGCACAGTCGAAGATGCCATGCGGCAGGTCGGCAGGTCAGCAAAGCTGTGGGATTACTACCGTTCCACGGATAAAGAATTCAAAGAGACTGTAGATAAGGTTCGTGCTGCTAGATCAAAGCATGGCCGCATCCAGTCTGAGGAATCCCTTGAGATGGATTTCCGTACTTTCCGCAAAGAGTATCTAGAAGCAGACACATTCCCACATCAGATGAATATCATCAACCTTCTTGAAGGTAATGACCCTGAGTGGATGCATGACTCGATGCAGTATGAAAAGGGTCGACCACAGTATGTGCTGGTCAATGTGCCCCCAGAACACGCCAAGTCCATGACTACCTCGATTGACTATCCGGTCTACCGGATCTGTATGGATCCCAACATCCGTATCATGATTGTCTCGAAGTCACAGCAGAAGGCAACAGAATTTATCTACGCTATTAAGCAGAGACTGACTCACCCATCGTGGCAAAAACTGCAACTTGCTTACGCTGCTGGCTCAGGCTTCAAGTCTAAGTCAGCCACATGGCAAGCTACGCAAGTTTACCTCGGAGACGAACTGCGTGACTCAGACCAGAAGGATCCTACGATTCAAGCAATCGGTATCGGAGGACAGGTATACGGTGCGAGAGCAGACCTGATTATCCTAGACGACTGTGTGACTATGTCTAACTCCCACGAATACGAAAAACAGATTCGTTGGATTCAGCAGGAAGTCTTAACTCGACTCGGGCCTACCGGCAAGCTTTTAGTTCTTGGAACTCGAGTAGATTCCATTGATCTCTATAGAGAACTCCGTAACGGTGAACGCTACCCAACAGGTAAATCACCTTGGACATATCTGGCGATGCCAGCAGTCCTAGAGTTTGCAGAAGATCAGAACAACTGGAAAACACTTTGGCCTAAATCAGACCGCCCTTGGCAGGGCAGCGAAGAAGAGGCAGACGAAGACGGTCTATACCCACGCTGGGATGGCAATTATCTATCCATGCGTAGAAGTGCATTAGACCCAAAGACTTGGTCGATGGTTTACCAGCAAGCAGATGTTGATGAAGACTCAACCTTCAACATGACTTGCGTTAAAGGTTCCATTGACAGAATGAGAATGATCGGGCCAATCGTTCCGGGCAATCCCGGACACCCCGAGACAGTAGAGGGTCTCACCATCATCGCAGGGCTTGACCCAGCGATAGTTGGTGATACGGCGGCAGTTGTTGTAGCTGTAGATCGTAGGAGAAAGAAAAGATATATCCTCGATGCTGCGACTATAACTAAACCGTCACCGCAAGCCATCCGTGATCTCATCACTACATTTACGGAAAAGTACAAACCATCGGAATGGATGGTTGAACGAAACGCCTTTCAGGGTTATCTGACACAGGATGAGAATTTACGGCAATGGTTAGCAAGTCGTGGTGTGCTTCTTAGGGAACACACCACATCTAGAAATAAGTGGGATGTTGGATTTGGTGTCGCTGCAATGGCTACCCTATTTGGTAGCGTTGAATCCAATGGTAAGCATCATCGAGATAACTTGATGCACTTGCCTTCAGATAGACACGAAGGCATCCGATTACTTATTGACCAGTTAGTAACATGGTCGCCAGAGACTAAGAACAAGACAGACCTTGTTATGGCCCTCTGGTTCTGTGAGATTAGAGCAAGAGAAATCTGCCAGTTCGGTGAGTATGGCGGAAAGTTCGTACACAATGAATTCCTCACCCGAGCAGATGCCGACAAGCGACAGGTCATCAACCTTGATGAGTGGGCCGCAGATCGCCGTTTGGCATAAGGAGAAAAATGCTTTCAGTTCAAGAAGTTGCAGCTAAGGTTGAACGCCTTAAAACACGCAACATGGATCGTGACCGCCGTATGTCAGATGTTCTTGCTGTCCGTCAAGGTCGTATGCAAGATGTATTCTTCGGTCAGTTCTCAGATGAGTATCCGAAGCCACTCATCGCTAACATGGTTGACATTGCAGCTCGTGACCTTGCCGAGGTAACTGCCCCTCTTCCAGCAATTAACTGTGCCTCATCCAACATGACCTCCGATGCAGCTCGTAAAAAGGCTGAGATTCGTACACGCATTGCCAATCACTATGCCAACAAGTCTGATCTACAACTTCAGATGTATCAGGCAGCAGACTGGTATTACACCTATGGCTTTGCAGCAGGTATGGTGGAGATTGACTTTGACACTAACAATCCACGCATTCGCATGCTTAATCCATTTGGTCTTTACTTTGAAAAGGATCGCTTTGGCTCTGTAACCTCTATGGCTCAGATCATTATGTCTGATTCAGAGTCACTATCTGCCCAGTATCCAGAGTATAAAGCTCAGATCAACAGCAAGTATCGTATGAAGTCTACGATTTCCATGGTTCGCTACCATGATAAGTATCAAGATATGATCTTCTTGCCGGAGTTAGATAACTTAATTCTAGCAAATACCCCTAATCTTCTAGGTAAAATCCTTGTAGATGTAGCAGAACGACCAACAGTTGATGGTCAAACTCGTGGTCAGTTCGATGATGTTCTACCAGTTCAGATGGCTAAGGCACGATTTGCACTTCTACAGCTTGAAGCAGCTAAGAAGTCAGTCAATGCACCTATCGCTATCCCACCAGATGTTCAAGAATTTACCCTTGGGCCAGATGCTTTGCTTCGATCTAACACACCAGAGAGAATCCGTAGAGTTCCAATCGAACTTCCTAACGGAGTCTTTGCTGAATCACAGGCACTAGAGCGTGAACTCCGTATGGGTTCTCGCTATCCTGAAGGCCGAACAGGTCAGATTGATGCATCTATTGTTACAGGTCGTGGCGTTCAAGCCCTTATGGGTGGCTTTGATTCACAGATCAAGGCAGCACAGGCAGTCTTTGCTCGCTTCTTTGTAAACCTTATCGGTATTGCATTCTGTGTAGATGAGCAAGTCTTTGGTTCAAACCAGAAAACTATTCGTGGATCCGATGATGGAACACCATACGAATTAAAATACACACCATCGAAAGACATCAACGGTGATT